TGTTCCTGAAGCTGCTCGGCATTTGATGAGCCAGAGCCACGAAGGCTTTCGTGGCTCTATTGCAGAACTTTTGGGATCCTATACCCATCTGGGACGGCTGATTATGAAACCGCGAAGGCTGTTGAGGCTATTAACACGGCGATCCGGCTGATCAGTATCAGTAACGCCGTTGGGGCGGCAGGCAACATTGGGACGGATCTTGATCGGGTAGATGAAACTCAACCTCCTCAGGTGATGGCTTATGACGACATGATTGCGGTACGTGATAGCCTGCTTTCCGCGATTGATAATGAGATGCTGAAGGTGTCGGATGACAGCGTGTACTCAGCGCTTTCTTTGGCTTACTCGTCCGTGTGGAATGACATGACGGTCCGGGCAGAAAACAAAGCCCGGCTGATTGACTACACCCCCGAGGAGATCATGCCGGCGCTGGTGCTGGCTTATGATTACTACGGAGACGCCGCGCGGGATACTGAAATTGTTGAGCGTAACGGCATTCGAAGACCGGCGTTTGTCCCCGCGAAGCCCCTGAAACTTTTGAGTACTTAATTTTTCTTTTTAACGTCCCTCCTGGGCAGTAAGATGAAATGAGAAGCTTTTCTCTGCCTACGCAGAGGTGTTTCGAAGGCTGATGGAGGGGAGCATGAGAAAGATTTTCGTATTGCTGTTAGGTTTGCTTGTGGCAATACCTGCCGTTTCGGCTGGTGGGAATTCTCCCGAGAGAAGGGCCTCCATTTCGTCGCAGGATAAGCCCCTGCATGGAGAAGCTACTGCTGCAGCTTCCAGAAAAGGGAAGTTTGATAAAAACGGGGTTTATGTTTCCCCTAGCGGATATGTATTTAGGGCAGGGAAGGGGGGAACCGTCAGGTTGAGGGAGCCTATCCAAAAGGAAACACCACCTTCATTCCTTGACATGAGAAGGGTCGGAAGGAATGGTCTTGGGGAGGTTTGGGAAGACACCAGGAATGGGCGCACCTACATATGCAATGAATCGGGGTGCCGATGAGACGGTAGTTAAGGAGGGGGATTAAGCGCTCTGGGAACAGGGCGCTTTTTTATTATGGAACAAACGGTCGTAAAACTTCTGATTGGTGGTAAAGAATACCGCGCGTGGCAGCTTGTCAGCATATCTTCAAAGCTGCTGAGCTACGCGAGAGTGTTCAGAGTGGGGTTTACCCGTGAGTCAGCGGGGACTGGGATAGGAATTAAGATCGGCGATCTGGTGCGGGTAAAGATTGATGATGACCTGGTTTTGACCGGATACGTAACCAAGACAAATTTCTCGTATTCAGAAAAAGGTATCGAACTGTCCATAGAAGGGGCGAGTAAAACCGTTGATCTTGCCGAAGGATATATGGCGGTTAAGAGCGTTAAGCAATTCACGAATCTGACAGTGTCGCAGACGCTCCAGCTATTGGCAAAACCGTATGGAGTGTCGGTAGTCCGTCAGAAGGCAGGGAAAGACCCAAAAGCGTCGGTGGCTATTGCCGCCACAGATTCCATAAAAAAGATTTTGGATGGCGTGGTGAAGAAGCATACCCTCGTCATCACGGATAATGAAAGCGGCGATTTGGTAATGGCGAGCCCCGGCGGTGGTGGGCGCACCGCTGACTCTCTGGAGTTAGGGAAAAACGTCTTATCCGGGGACCAGACATTTGATTCTTCAAAACTGTTCAGCCGTTACTATGTGGTGGGGCAGCAGTCCAACTCGGGGAGCACTCATCCGGTTTCTGTGAATGGAGCGTTCAGGTACGCGGAGGATAGCCTGGTACAGCGTCCCCGGTATTACGTAGAGAAGCTAAGTGGGTCTCCCACGGCTGCGGATCTCCAGCAAAGATCGGTTCTTTTGGCCGAGTACCGTCGCGGGCAGGCTCAGGCTTTGCACTACACCGTGCAGGGGTGGCGGCAAAGCGACGGCAGCCTGTGGAAGGTTAATCGGCTCTGCCGGGTTAAAGATTCTATTTTGGGGGTTGATGCTCAGTATTTGATTACAGAGGTCAGCTTTACGAAAGATTCCGGAGGATCCAAAACCCAGCTGACGCTGATGCCGCCTGAAGCTTTCGTCATGATGAATGAATCTCCTGATGAGGCGATGGCAAAGAAAGCCACGAAGAAAGCGGCGGCAAAAACTGGTAGCAGCAGGAATTATGTGAAGGCGACGGTAGCTGATGCCGCATGGACGGGAAAGTAATGCTTGATGATATTAAAGACGCTATTTGGAATTTGATAGTCAGAGGACGCCTGACAGGATCGGCCGGGAGGAAGAAGATGCGAACTATTCAGGCCGAGACAATGGCGGGAGACCTCCGGGATGATGTCGAGCATTTTGAGCCGTATGGGTTCACTTCTGAACCGAAGACCGGCGCTGAACCGCTTATTGTCGCTTTGGATGGGGACAGAGAGCATTCAATCGCGATTTGTGTCGCTGACCGCCGGTACAGGCTGACAGGCCTTACTTCCGGGGAGGTCGCTCTTTACGATGACCAGGGGCAGGAAGTCGTCCTGGCTCGGGAGGGGATAAGGATCCATACGGATAAAACTTTGGCTGTGGACGCCCCGGCGGCTGTATTTTCCGGGTCAGTCACAGTAGAGGGCGACATCGTGGGGAAGGCTCAGATTTATGACGCGAGGGGCAGGCTGCAATCGATCCGCGACACTTACAATAACCATACACATAACGGCGGCAGCTCCCCTGATCAAAAGATGTGAAGGGCACATCCGATCACTCTTGAGCTGATCAAGGTGGGATTAAAAGCTTTGGTCTAGCTACAACACAATTCAATAAACATAAACCCAGTCAGACGGGATTTCTGGCTGGGTTTTTTATAACCTCAGTAATGGTGAGGGCACATGGGAGTTATAGCCATGCTCATCTTAAAGCTATTGGACCCAAATCAAAAAATAAGGCTATGGGGGCGTGCACTTCCTTGGTTAAAGCTTTTTGTATCAGGAATAATTTGTCGCTTGGGAGGGGGATGAAATATGCAGTTTTTCTTAAACGGCAGGCATCAGGCGACACTTTCAGACTTTGATACTGAGCCACTGGTTCGTTCCATCATCATCAGCCTTTTTTCCTGGAAGCGGGCTGGGGAAGATGATGTGCTGCCGGGGAAAAGCAGGATGGGGTGGTGGGCAGATTCATATAACGATGATGAGCCGCCAATAGGATCAAAACTCTGGCTGCTATCCAGAGAGGTACTGACCGACAGCACGCTGAAGCTTGCGAGGGAGTATGCCGAGGATGCACTTCAGTGGCTGGTCGATGACCATGTAGCGGAATCGGTAAGCGTTTCCGCGGAACGAGGCGGGGTGGAGCAGCTGAATCTGAATGTAGTCATAAAAAGACCTGATCAGGCAACACTTAACCTGCAGTTTCAGAACGTTTGGGGAAGTTGAAAATGCCATTTGAAAGACCGAATTTACAAACGCTGATTGACCGCATTGACGCGGATCTTGAGTCACGGTTATCAACTTCTCAGCTTCGCAGATCCAACGCGAAAGTGTATGCGCGTGTGCTTGCAGGGGTGAGCCATGAGCTGCACGGCTTTATTGAGTTTTTAAGCCGACAGTTGTTTTTTGATACAGCAGAGGCGGAGTACCTTGACCGTTGGGCGTCTATTTACGGGCTTGTCCGCAAACAGCCCTCTCTGGCCAGCGGCACGGTGGTTTTTACAGTCCTGGAAGAGGGAGCCACGGTACCGGAGGGAACCTTGCTGCAGGCTGATAATGAGGCGGTATATGAAACGACATCCGCGGTCTCGGAAGGGAAAGCGTCGGTCAGAGCTTTGACTGCGGGGACGGCAGGCAATGTATCGGCGGGCGACACGTTAGTTCTTGTTTCTCCTATTGAAGGAATTTCCAGCGAATGCAAGACGGCAGAGGGCATTTCCGGAGGGGCCGACGAGGAAACGGACGAATCTTTGCGCGCGCGTCTGCTTTCGCGGGTAAGGGAGCCACCGCATGCCGGGACTGCGGCCGATTACAAAGCGTGGGCACTTGAGATTGAGGGAGTAACCAGGGCTTGGGTGTACCCGCTTGAAGGAGGGCCGGGGACGGTGGTTATCCGTTTCGTATGCGATAACAGCAGCGACATTCTGCCCTCTGCAGAAATGATTAAGAAAGTGCAGTCATACATTGACTCTGTTCGCCCGGTTACGGCTAATGTCACCGTATCTGCGCCGACCATTCAGGCAATTCCATTCACGATATCCGGGCTCGACCCTAACAATGACACGGTGAAAGCCGCGGTAAAAGCCTCTCTGGAGACACTTTTCAGGCAGGAAGGCGGACCGGGCGCAGTGATTTATTTGTCCCATATCCGAGCCGCTATTTCCGCGGCTGTCGGTGAGGCAGATCACACGCTCGTCACACCGGCCGGGAATATAGCGCTAGGGAACAAGATTCTTCCCACTGTTGGAGAAATCACATGGCAGTAATCGCAGCTGAATATGACGCCAATATCAAAGCGCTGCTGCCTCCTGGGCCAGCATGGCCTCGGGATGATACCGGTTCCGTAATGGCGATGCTGATTGAATGTTGGGCGGTGGAGTTTTCCCGTGTAGATTCGCAGGCAATGGCGCTCATTAATGAGGCGGATCCGCGGTTTTGTTCTGAGACATTTGAAGATTGGATCACCCAATGGGGGGTTCCTGATTCCTGCCTTGAGGCCTGGGGGTCGCTGCTCGCGGATGGGTTGACTGAAACCATTCTCCGGCAAGCCTTGCTGCAGAAAATTACAACAATCGGGTCACAGAGTCTTCAGTTTTTTGTTGATCTGGCAAAAACCTATGGATACAGCATCACGATTGACGAGTTGTTTAATCAAACGGTTTTAAGCACAGTTTTAACGCCGTTTGCGAGCGGGACGGGCTGGGCATCGCAGTGGAGAGTCCATGTTTACAAAAGTGCCGGCGCTACCGTTTCGAGACATACAGCGATAGGGACAGCGGAAGAGGCGCTGGCCTGGTGGGGGGATTCGGTCATTGAATGCGTAATCCGGCATTACGCCCCAGCGCATACCAATGTAATTTTTGGGTATTTTGAGGATTAACAAATATGAAATCAGTCTATCAGTCCCGCGCGGTTTCCTATCCCCCGGAGCTGCCGAATTCTGCCTCTTCAGAGGGATATCCGACAAACGGAAGCCCTACGGGGGGTGTTCTTGCGACGGTGATTGGCGATTATTGGTACAACGCCGTTACCCAGGAGATCGTTAACGCGATCAAAGGGGGAGGGGTTACTCCCGACGCGGCGGATCTGACTCAGCTTGACGCCGCGATTAAAGCGCAGATCAGGACCGTGAATCAGGCTTTGTCTGATGTGGCGGCACAGATTCAGGCGAAAGTCTCACAGGTTGAAGTGGTCCCTTCCGGGATGATTATGTTTTTTCCGAAATCCACTCCCCCCAATGGGAACTGGCTGATCTGTGATGGGAGAGCCGTGAGCCGGACGGGGTATCCGAATCTATTTGCGATGATTGGGACGCAGTATGGGGCGGGGAATGGCTCTACAACTTTCAATGTCCCTTATTTGATAGATCGTACAGTTTGGGGTGGGACTTCAAACGTTGGCGCTTATCTTCAGCCTGGTCTTCCGAACATCACTGGCGCTTGGCGAGCGGCTTATGAAGATCGGGATGTAGGCACGGCGACCACAGCTTCGGGGGCTGTGTATGCGACTTTTGACCGTGGATGGGGCTCACAGGAGATATCAAGCGTGGGGTCTGGTGGATCTATCGGTAAGTTTTTTGACGCCAGCCGCAGTAACCCGATTTATGGGCGATCCGGAACGGTACAGCCTCCGGCTTTGGTTCTGCTCCCCTGCATTCATATTTAATTAAACCTTCATAAAACAGGCAAACCCCGTTCAGACGGTTCCATCTGGTGGCGGGGTTTTTTGTTATCGAGAAGAACCGTTTCCCGATAAAGGTATTTTCTTTTAGGTGGCACCATGAAATTTGAATTCTTAGCGGATGCTTCTGACACGCCGCCGAAGCGACCCAGTAATCCGTCTGTTGGTTATCCATCCAATGGGGATCCTGTAACGGGGAAGCCGCCGACAACGCCCGGGGCGTGGTTTTACTACATGCTGATGGTTGAATTCACTACTCTTATCGAGCAAAACGGGTTAGAGCCAAGCGCGGAGAATCTTCATCAGCTTGCGGATGTTTTTGCTGATTTCAAAGCAAGGGCATCAGCGGCGGAAGGCTTCGCAACGCAAGCCAAGGCGAGCGCTGACGCGGCTGCGGAAAGCGCGTCCGGGGTAGTGACAGAGACCGCCAGCAAAATCAAAGAAATTCAAGATGAGGGAAGTAAGCAGGTTTCTGCTGTCACCGCGGCAGGGGGTTCTGTTTCTGGCGATGTCGAGGCAGGCATAGCGAGCTTGCAGAAAAAGCTTGAGGAGCTGGTTGCCCAGTTAGACGCAGAAGGCGGTACAGAAGCCGCTTACGTTAAACAGCAGGCACAGGGCATTCTCGACCAAATCACGGCAAGTGAAGCGAACGCCAAAACGTCCGCGGATAAGGCCGCGGTTTCAGCCTCCTCTGCGACGACCACAATTTCTGAGGGGAAGCAAGCCATAACTGATCTTCAGGCGACGGCCGTAGCGGCGATTCAAACACAAAAAAATGAAGCGGTAGCGGCTGTGACAGCCACCCAATCCACAGCAACTGAGAGCGTAACGGCCGCGCAGGCTTCTTCTGTGTCCGCTGTGAAAGCTCAGGAAGCGGCGAGCATCCAGGCGATTGAGGCGGCGTCAACACTGGCAAACACTGTGAGGGTGGATGCTGCTCAGAGCTTTACGGATGCGCAGAAGCTTCAGGGACAGAAGAATTTGGGACTGATTGAAGCGATCGACTCGCTCATCACAAGCTATGGCGGAACGGTTCCTTCTGATTGATAGGAGAAGACATGGATTTAGCAACTTTCAAGGCTCAGATTCTGGCGGAAGCCAAGGCCAGACCGTGCGGTGACTGGGTCTACAAAGACCCGTCCACGGGCAAAGTGCGTGAAACCGCCTCGTGGCGGGCTTCGCATTTAGACAACGTTGACGGGAAGCTGATCGAGACGAAGTTCGAAAAGCTCGAGGCGCCCCAGTTCCGGTCGGCTGACGGCCAGTACTACGAAGAAGCCGCGCTCCCGGAGCAGGGCGATGAGTACTGCACCACGCTGTATGCGGCTCAGATGAAGGCCGAGCGCAACGCTCGTATCGGCGACACCGACGATTACGCAACGATTGGAGACATCACCGTTCAGCGGGCCGCCGGGAAAAAACGTGAAGCTCTTACGGATGCTGAAAAAACAGAGGTCGCCTCGTACCGTCAGGCTCTGAGGGATCTGCCGGAAAAGAGTGGGTGGCCGTTCGCCACTTTCCCCGCTCTCCCGGAATGCATCAGCTATGAAGCGGGCCTGAAGATCAGCCAGAGGGCGGTGCAAAAGGAGGCGATGAAATGAGTTTGAAGGATCATCTTGAACACCTCGTGATGCGTTTGGGAAGTCGAGCATCTACGCCCACGCATTGGGGCAATAGGGTTATTATTTCTCCTACCGGGAGCGCTACGGACTACGTTCTTCCGAGCGATGGATACGTCAATGCCAGGATCAATTGCCGGGAGCTTATAAATAGTGGATTGGAAATTATTGCGGCTGAGGCCCCGGAATCCGCGACGCTCGCCGTTCAGGTTCGGCCGAACTCAACAGATCCCGATATTTCTGCAACGTTTCTCGTATACGGGAAAAAGGGGGACACCGCGCGCCTTACGGTTAAGTCAGGAATATATGACGTCTACGGGTTCTGGTTCATCCCTTCAGTGGGGGGGGCGGTATTAAAGGCTTTATTTCCAAGGCTTTGCGCAGTTTCGGAGGTGAGCTATGGCCTCGCTTGAAACTCACCTCTCGGCACTACTTGATTCCTACCGGGACAATAACGCCGAATGGTATCCGTACACTGCGCCGAGTGATGGATGGTTCAGCGCGATTGTTGGCGGAACTTACGTCCAGATCGAGATGGGCGTCTCCGGCGGAATGTACGCGGGGTTTTGCCTCCGGGTGTGCTTTGGGTGGAAGCTGCGGCAAACACCATCGGTTGGGAAGACCTGCCAGCACACCGCACGGATTGCCGTTTTCAAGCACTTTGGACAAGGGAAAGGGTAGATAGGGACTCTTACGCTTATGGTGGATCTGATTCCTGATTTTTCATCCCGCGTTTTTCTGGCGGTTGGCGGGATTCTGGGAGCCTTGTGCTCCTTTCTTTTTGGCCCGGTCGATGACGCGATTGAATGGCTGTTTGTTTTTATCGTAGTCGACTATTTGAGCGGTACTTATGCCGCGATGAAGACCGGGCAGTGGAATTCCCGTACGGGGTTCCTTGGCATCACCAAAAAGATCGTCATGCTGAGCTTCGTGGCACTTTGCCATGGGCTGGATATCACTTCGGTTATACCTTTCTCCAGTGTCAGGGATGCGGCGGTCTTTGCTTTCTGCCTGAACGACTTTGGCAGTATCTTGGAAAACATTGAGCGCATGGGGTATGGGTCAATTATCCCGGCGCCGGTCCGCAAGATGCTGAAAGCGATGGAAGAGCGGTCAGAGGCGATGGCGTCAGATGTGGTGAGCGGGGGAGAGATTCACCGGCAGCACAGAGACAAATAGAAGGATAGGGGATCCTCCCCATCAAACGAAAACCCTCGGGAGAAGCAAACTCCCGAGGGCTTTTTTATTCCACTTTACACACAGGAACTTATGCACAACGCCAGTATAGCTGAAATTCAAAAACTAAAGCAAGAGGTTGGTGTGCTTATGGATATGCAGAAAGAGCAGGAAATTGAAAGGTGCGTGCGGGCCGAATCTTGCCCTTTGGCTGACAAAATAAGGAGAGATCATGGCTGAAAAGAAAGAATTTTCGGTGTGGGACCCGGCAATTGCGGTCCCCTTCATTAAGTCGAACGAGGGGTGCCGGCTGGCTTCCTACCGGGATCCTGCGGGGGTATGGACTGTGGGTTATGGCTCTACACGCCTGGCATCTGGGAACCCTGTCATCAGGGACATAAAGATTACTCAAGAGGAGGCAGACGAGCTTCTGGAGTCTGAGCTTTACCGTCTTCGTGATGTGCTGTCCCGATCTGTCAGGGTCGCTGTAACGCAAGGGCAGTTCATCGCTTTGTTGGATTTTGCATACAACTGTGGCGCTGGGGCACTTCGCAGATCTACTCTCCTCAAACTTTTTAATGCCGGCAAGGTAATTAATGCGGGGTATGAATTCAAGCGTTGGGCGCGAGCGGGAGGGAGGGAGCTTCCGGGGTTGGTGAGGAGGCGAGAGGCAGAGAAGGAGCTCTTTCTCAGTTAAAAGAAATCCCCGGAAGAGTTGCAGCTCTTTCGGGGACTGAGCAATGTGTACATATGAGGTCTGTACGTGAGAGATGATACCAAAGAAAGAATAGATAAGCCAGAGGCTTTTATGGATGAACAGAAGTTGAAACAGGCTCAGCAAGCGGCTATCAGCGAATACAAAAAGGAGCGTTTCCACTTCTGGAAAGAACTCGTGCTGGTCGCCTGCGCCGTTATTGGGGGTGTGCTGGGCGTCATCGGTTTTATCTGATCTCTGTAAAAATCCCCGGCAAGAGCGGGAACTCTTCCGGGGATGGAACGAATCATAACAGAGACTTAAGAAACGTTACACATAGATGGACCACATCTACATGAAAGATTATAGCAAAGATCTAGAAAACAGAGGCCTTACTTTGAAGAACCGAATGGATGCTTTTGATGAAGAACGGATCCGCGCTGATGAGCGCGAGGGTGTGTAATTTTTTGTGGGCGGCTCGTTCAAGGTTAATCGATGTAGGGGGTGATTCGGTCACCAAATAGCAC